TTAACCGCAGGTCAAGCAGCTCAAGACCCTATTCTTATATCTCGTGAACGTAATGAACGTGGTTTTAAAGAAGCTCATGCACAACGTTTTAATGAACAAAACAAAGCGCTTCAAGATAACGCTAACATTATTAAACAAAATGTAGCGCCTAATATAACTACCACTGACTATGTTGCAGACGCTTCAAATCTTATTGATTCAGTTAAATCTATTAAAGAAGCTAACTCTCTTAAAACTAAAGAAGCATACAAAGCATTAGAAGAAGCATCAGGCGGCAAGTTTCCTATTGATGGTAAAAAGTTTGCTAACAATGCTATTGAAAAACTTACAAGCGAAGATAGATTAGATTATTTACCTTCTACTATTAAAACAAAATTAGATTCTTATGCCGCAGGCACTAAAGAAATGAATTTTAATTTATTTGAAAATTTACGTTCTGATTTAGCGGCTGAAATGCGTAAAGCGGATAGAGCTGGTGACGGCAATATGAAACATGTTTTAAGCGTGGTAAGAGATCAATTAGAAAACTTACCTATGCAAGAAGGTGACGCTGCATTAAAAGGATTAGCTGACAACGCTAGAAAAACTGCTAAAGCAGATTTTGATCTTGAAAAATCAAATCCTCTTTATAGTAAAGTATTAAATGAAGCGGCTGATAGTAAAGACTTTATACAAAATTTTGTTATTAGATCAAAAAATGCTGACTTTATTAAATCAGTAGATTTATTAAAAAATGATCCTACTGCATTAGAACATTTGCGTTCAGGCACAATGGACTATATTATTAGAGAATCTACGGATGCAAGCGGTAACTTTAGTAATGCTAAATTTAATAAAGCTATTGAAAACCTTAATGTAAATAAAAAGTTAGACGCATTGTTTGGTGAGCATTCTAAACAATTACAAGATTTAGCAGAAGTTTCTAAAATTGTAGAAGCAAGACCAAAAGGTTCTTTTGTAAACGAATCTAATACTGCTACAGCAATGGGTTCAATGGTTAAACAATATGGTGGCGAATTAATTAAAGGAATACCAATAGTTGGTCGTGTTGTTGAACCTGCATCAAGGCTTTTGCAAGAAAGAAAAATAAATAAAGAAGTTAAAAAATCTTTAAATCCTAAACCAAAAACAAAACTATCAGATATAGGAAAATAAAATGGCAGTCAATCTATCACCCATAGGCAACGGAGTAAGTTTTTTAGGCACAACAGGGTTACCATTAAGTGGTGGCAAGATATATACCTATCAAGCTGGATCATCTACACCGTTAGCAACTTATACAACCAATAGCGGAATCATAGCTAACGCTAATCCAATCGTATTAGGAACTGACGGTAGAACGCCAAGTGAAATTTGGTTGACTTACGGTTATAACTACAAATTTGTTTTACAAGATTCAGTGGGTTCAACAATTGCTACATACGATAATTTATACGGCATATTAGGAACTATTCCTGCTGCTTCATCTACATTGCCTACAGGCATGATACTTTTATGGTCAGGTTCAATTGGTTCTATTCCTACAGGTTACTTACTATGTGACGGAACAAACTCAACACCTGATCTTCGTGATCGTTTTATTATTGGTGCAGGTAATACATACTCTGTAAATCAAACAGGCGGAACAGCAGATGCAATTGTGGTATCCCATAGCCATACTGCAACTTCTACATCAACTGTTACTGATCCAGGCCACATTCATACATTCCCTGATTCTACTTCTGCACAAAGAGGAACTGACCTTGGCGGAACTGCGACACTAACAGCTGGTTCTGAAAGATCAGCTTCAATTACTACAAATACAGCAACAACAGGTATTACAGTTGCAACTTCTACAACGACAGCAACAGCAGGAACAAGTGGAACAGGTCAAAACATTCCTCCATACTTTGCTCTTTGCTACATTATGAAAAGCTAATATGGTAAAACATTCACTTACAGAAGTAGATAGCCGTTTAAGCGTTCACGAAGAAATATGCGCTTTGAGATATGAGGAAATTGGTGCGAGATTAAAACGTTTAGAAGGTATATTGATGGCAAGCGCAGGCGCTATTATTTTATTGTTATTAAGTATAGTTTTAAAATAATATGGATCCAATTACTTTACTTGCAACATTAGGGCCACTTGCTGTTGATTTAGGTAAATCTTTAATTAATAAATTTATAGCGCCTGATGTATTTAAACCAGCGACTATAGAGCAATACACTCAAATGAAACAACTTGATTTAGAGTTTTTTAAAACTATGAATGAAGTTGGTAGTGGCAATCAAAGCTATCCTTGGGTTGAAGCTATTGTAAGACTTATGCGACCAATTATAGGCGTGCTTGTTTTATCTACATGGACTTATACTGTTATATCAGGACACATGTCAGAAGAAGTTAATAACTTTGCATCCGCAGTTGGATTTTATTTGTTTGGTGAGCGTTCATTATTTTACGTTAAAAAGAAATGAAATTAACGCCTCACTTTACATTAGAGGAACTTTACGCTTCTGAATATGCTGATCGCAATAACATAAACAATATGCCTAGCGATGCAACTGTGTTAAATAATTTAAAGTGGTTAGCAGATAACTTGGAAGGAGTAAGAAGTGTTCTTAATCATCCTATTCATGTTAATAGCGCTTATCGTTGCTTATCTGTTAATACAGGGATTGGAAGCAAACCTACTTCTAGCCACGTTCAAGGATTGGCTGCGGACATTGTATGCCCTAATTTCGGTAGCCCTCGTGCTGTTGTGGATGCTATTATTGGGAGTGATATTCAGTATGACCAAGTTATTTTGGAGTATGATAGATGGTGTCATATCGGTTTTGCACCGAAAGGCGAAACGCAAAGATTACAAAAATTAATTATTGACAAATCAGGAACTAGAAAATATGGCAACTAATATGAAAATAGAAAAATGTGAACCTTCAATACGTCACGAACAAAAAGAAATGACCATGATGAAGGATTGGCAAAAAGAAGAAGCTAAAGTAAACAAATTGGCTGCGGAGTTAAAAGCTCACGAAAAAGCGCCAATGTCTAAAGCACATCCAAAGAAATAATGGATGAATTTAGTTTTGCATGTGTGGCGTTTGTCACTACTATGTGCCTTCTTTGTATTATCAGCTTACCTTTACGTTTCATTTTAGATTACGTTATTTGCTATTGGTAAATAAAAAAGGGACATTTAAGTCCCTTTAGTTTTATTACTTATTCATTACATACATTGTTACTTCAAATCCAAATCTCATTTCAGTAGCAGCTGGAGTAGTCCACATAATATTTGCCTTTCATTTATAACAAGCAAAATTACTTGTCTAGCAAATTATGGTCTTTTTGCAATACAAATTAATCAGTAAAATCATTATTTCTTATTAAGTCGTTCTGATACTAAAGTTGCGTAACCTGCAATATCATCCCAATGGTCAGCATAGTTGGGATCACCATATAAAATTCTGCTTAACTTAACTAAAATCATGTGGATTGCTTCTTTTTGATCCGCTTCTAATTCATTCCAAGCATTTTTACTAATAATTTCTTGAACTTTCTCAATAAACTGTGCTTTTGCCATAAAATCACCATGAGTTACTTCACGTTCTGTCAATATAGGGCTATTTCGCATTTTAAAGCCTCTTGGGGTCGAAACCATAAATATTGGATACTTGGTCAGCCAAACGATAAAAAGTCGCACCGTGGGCATCCCAATGCTTGTAACCTTTGTTATAAAGGGTTAGGTGACACATTTCATGCAATAAAGTTTCAGAAACCGTTAAATAATGTAAACAACGGCTTTTTGAGATTTCTATTTTTAAATTTGGGTCGCAATGAAAATATCCATAAGCTGTTGGATCATTAATTATTTTAAATTCTATTTTTGAAGCGGTTGGTAAATCGTATCGATCAAAAGGTGGCATAAGTCTAAACGCTGAATACAGGGCTACGATATATTTAGCGCTCAATAATGTCATTTTTTAACCCTTCCAACTAACCCATTCTGATTTATCTGAATTTTCAAACGATACATCCACGTTGACAGGCATTGAGAAAGTAATGCCATGATAAGGATGCGTTATCCATAAAGCTTGCCTTGGAGGTTCAAATCCAAAGTTATTGCTATAAGCGTATTCACAATACCCTTTTAGCGATCCATTTACAATCAATCTTTCTAATTGTATTAGTTGGTGGAAATGGCCGATTATCATAGTATCGTATTCCATATCAATTTGAGCGTTTCTAGACCTTTTTTTATGGTCACCACGAATAATAGGGCCTAGCGCACCAATCACTCCGTCACCGCCTCTAAACTGATCGCCATGGGTTAATAGGTATTTATGGTTGTAAATAGCATATAAAGCGTCAGGGCCATCAGGTATATGGAAAGACACTCGGCTATCGGTTTCAAAGTGTTTAGCTAGAAATTGATAAGTTAGCCAATCAAAAGAAGTAAAGTTACGGCCTTTGTTTCTAATCTTGTGAGTGTTACGGCCATGGTTTCCGCCTACGCATGGCACAAATACTTTGCCAAAATGATCTGCCAATGTAGATATGCACCAAATTAGAACACCAAACAAGTCTATGACTACAGGCATAATTTCTGCGTCATTGGTGGCCATCAGTTCTTCGTGGATGTCACCTGACACCATGTCACCGCCTAAAGCTAATACAATGCCTGGGTATTTTGGATTGACCATGTGATTATTTAAAAGGTCAATAGCAACCTCAATCATTTTTTTAGCTCGCTTATGAGCTATTTTCATATTATAAGAATTGACATTATTAACTTGGTTAGGGTCAACGTTTTCGCCCCAATGCCAATCTGATGCAAACAATGTAGGAACACCTGGCGCTGATTTACTCGAACCTGGTTTTGTTAGCCATGCAGGTGGTGAAGGCTTTTTTTCAGCCATTTTAAGAATTTTAGTTTTAACATAATTCTCACTTAATACGTCACGATTGAAAGCTGATATTTGTGCTTCCAAAGTTCGTATTTTATCTTTGAGGGCTACTTCAGGTGGGATGTTTGTAATCAATTCTTTTTCTTTTTGAATTTCACCTGTCATGCCAGCTAATTTAGCTGCTTTAAGTCTAGCTTGATAACAAGCTCTTTTTAGTCCTAATGATTCAGCTGCTTTTGTTTCATTAAAATTTGCATCTTTAAAAGCTTTTACCGCCTCCAACAACTGATCTTTAGTCAATGACATATATGAGTTCCAAATAAAAGTTCAAGCATAAAAAAAGTGCCGATCATAAGACCGACACATCCACAAAACATTAAGCACTTTACTATAAAAGTTATTACTTCTTCCATTTTTGATTATCTTTATGTTTTATTTCAATAAACTTCACATCTTTCAGCAAATTTGTTCTGCCGTCAAATATTAATTTAATATTGCAAGATATTTGTCTTTCCTTATTGTTTGAAGATAAAAAGCTTGCATAACCTTTTTTACCACGATAAACGTAATAATCTAATGAAACATCTTCAGGTGGGTTTTGCAGTTTTTTTGGATTTAATACGGATTGAACATCCAATCCATTAAGTTGTTTGGCATATAACTCAATATTGAGCATATTTTGTTTCCTCCATTTTGTAAAAAATCATGTGCGACCATTGAACAGTCTTTTTAAGTTTGAACCATGATTGAGGTTTTGAGATTGAATTGTCGTGGAAATTAGTTGCGCCTTGGGAATAGTCAGGCTCTAACTTGTGCATGATGCGATATGCAAGATCAAGAAAGTAAGGTTTAATTTCTTTGTGTTCAGGTGGCTTAACTTTTCCATACCAAGTAAATTGATAAGGTTTTTTCATTTCATAACACACCTGTTGTGGATCAAAGTCGGCTCTTCGCATTAATACGTAACCAACTCCAATTTGCGCTTCTTTGCGTTCTAGGTTGCTTTCCATGTAAATGGTTTGCGCTAGACATAGCAAGGCCTGGTCAATCATAAATGATCCCCTTGTGTTGTTGCCAATGGGTATTATAACATTATTCAATTTATACTCGGTTTTCCATGAGTTTTGTTTCATGTGCAACCTCTTCTAAAAATGTTTTTACTTCATTTTCCATGTCATCAATAAAAGAAGCGTCACGTTGCAACCTTGCTATAAAATATTGACTACCTTCAGGCATACGACTGTCAAAAGAAAAGAAGTCGCACCATTCAGCACCTGTGCAAGCCATCTGCGCCATCATTTGAATTTTATATTTTGTTGGTGGTTCACCAGCTTTAATATATGACCAATGCGTAGCACTATTAGGATTCTTAATTTCCAACAAATTATATGTGCCATCATTGTTTCTAATAATGCCATCAGGTGAGCAACCAAACCATTCAATTGTTTTGTGCTTTACAAAAGGAAGTTCCTCAACAAAGGTTTTAGTAATTTGCTGGTATTTTTCTCGTGCTTTTGGTTCTTCTTCAGTCCCACGAATCATTGCATCATTTTTAAATGTTTCTTCAATAACGCCTGTGACTCGTTGAATAGCCAGCTCAATTAAATAATTCTGCCGACTAGCACTTGGGCCTGTTTTAGTTTTAGCCA